AAGAATGAGATTGAAACTGCAAAGGCTGAGGCACAAAAAGCATACGATAAGGCTAAGGCAGACTATGAAGTAGCCTTAGAAGGTGATGGTAGTGCATTAACAAATGCTCGTGCTGAATTAGCAAGTGCTAAGAACGAATTAGCAAGTCTTGAAGCACAATCTACTGAATTAGACAAGCAGGTAGAAGTTAAGACAACAGAAGCAAACAATGCTTTAACAGACTTACAAAATGCCTTACAAGCTGTCTCTGATGCACAAACTAAGTTAGAAAAGGCTGTTGCAGATGCACAAGCACAAGATGTTAAGGTTGAAAGTGCTAAGACTGAAAAGGCTACCGCTGACCAAGCATTAGAACAGGCTAAGAGTGAATTAGCAACAGAAGTTAAGAAGTTAGAAGATTTAGAAAAGAATAAGTCAGACTTACAATCTAAGTTAGATAACTTCGATGAGGCAGTTGCACAGGCTACTAAGAAAGTAGAAGATTTAACTGCTAAGGTTGCTGACTTACAGGTAGTTGCTGATAAGGCTGGTGAAGAATTAACTAAGGCTACTGATAAGTTAAATTCTGCTACAAGTGATTACAATATCGCTACTGCTTTAACTGCAACAAAGGCACAAGCATTAGAACAGGCTAAGGCTTTAACTGCAACAAAGCAATCTGCTTATGATACTGCTCTTGCTAAGGTAGCAGATGCACAAAAGGTCTTAGATGCTAAGAAGGCAGAGTTAGCACAGGCTAAGGAAACATTTGACAAGTTAGACCCTACTAAGACAGGTCCAGCATTAGCACAAGCTAAGGCAATGTTGGAAGATGCTAAGACAGGATATGCAACTGCATTAGAAGAATTGAACAATGCGAATATTGTAGCAAATAAAGCATTAGCAGAGTTAGATAGTGCTAAGGCTACATTAAAAACAGAAACTAACAAGTTAAATGACCTATTGGCTAAGTTAGATAGTGCTAAGAAAGCACACGATGAGTATATTGCTCGTCAAAAGGCTATTGAAACAGGTGTTGTTGTAAATAATTTTAAGAAGAATATTGCAACTGACAAGTCTGAAACAACTTCTAAGAAGGAAGAAAAGAAAGACGAAAAGAAACCTGTAGAACAACCTAAGATTGACAAAGAAATCGGTAATCCAAACGAAGAAAAGAAGAATGAAGTTAAGGAAGAAAATGCTAAGGTGGAAGAAACTAAGGAAGAAACTTCTAATGGTTCTCTAGTAGCGCCTATTGCAATCGGGATTCTTGCAACTTCTGCAATCGCAGGTATTGGATTTGTGATTTACAAGAAGAAGAAAGAAAAGGGAGAGTAATATCTCCCTTCTTTTTATTTTTCATAATAAATAAGTTGAAACAATGATTTTATTATGATATAGTAATAGAGAGGTGAGAATAATGTTATTTTCCAAAGGTAGAAGTGGTAAATATGTATCAAAGGTAGTAACTCGTGACAATTCTGTAGTTCTTTCTGTAGGTACACTATCAGAGTACAGTGAAGATAAGTTATTTACAATTGGAGATGCAGTTGTTGAGGCAATTGTAGAATCAACTAACTGTAGTGATTTAGAAGCAGATACTGTACAAGTAAGAATTGAGAGAAAAAAGATTACAGTTGTATTCGATTTAAGAGCAAGATTTGTAGGTACTGTTGCATCCAGTGGAAATTTAAAGTTCTCTGAGAATGGTGAATTAAATACTGCTAAGTTCACTAAGATATTGGAATCTGTAGATATTGCTAAATATATAAATTGGGAAGAATTTGAAGTCTATCCAATCGACCCTCTTGATGGAGATATAGAGCGTGATGATTAGAGTTAGAAGAATGGTTAAATACAAAAATCCCAACGCAGGCCTAAGAGATAGTGAAATATTTTTCTATGTTTCAGAAGAGTTACTAAATGCTTTGAACGATGATAGATTCCACGGTAATAAAAAGGGTTCTTTAAGCAAATACTATGTTACTGCAAATGATGTAGTAGATTTTGTATTAGAATCCTTAGATTTCTATAGTTATACAGGTACACAGGTTATTATAGACAATCAATTCGTAAAGAAATACTTCGATACTATTTTTGTAGTTGATGTGCCAAGTAAATATGGTAGTAGAGTATCTGTTAGTTCCAACATCGTTAGGTCTTATGAGTTTAATGAAAACTCTTATGCCGAAGTAGCAAGAGCGGCAAGTACGTTTGGAAAAATGTATGTTCCAAAAAGTGAGGTATGATATGAGAGATGATTTTTTAAATTTAATTATATCTGGTGATGTAGAATTAACCCTAGAGAGATTAAATAAAAAGATAAAAGAAGATACACGTGCATATATGAATAAGGAAATTGTGACAGTTGAAATGTTAGAAACCTTAGTCAGTAGTGTATTACAAAGAAACCTAATTAAAAATGCAGAAGTTACTATTACTGATAAGTTCTTTGAAAAGTATTTCAGAGGTTTAGATGTTCTTATGGTAGAAGTGGATAACTATGATTTTGATGGTACTCCACTACCACCATCTTTTGCAGTTAGGTTAGTTTATGACACAGAAACTTTAAGTAAGGAGTTTATTTAATGCAAAATGGTAAGGAAGAACAAGTTTTAGCAGGTATATTACCTAAACACTTGACAATTAGTAGGTTTGTTAAGGTAATGATTGGTACAGGAATTGCGTTTCTGATTATATTTGCTATTCTATTCGGAATTAGCATATCCAATAAACTACCAGATATTTCTAGCAGTATCTACTATTCATATATTGAACTTGGGGCACTCTGCATTTGTGGGGTTGCCTTTTTATTATGGGGAATATTACATCTTTTATTCTTACGCAAGTGTGGGTTTGATGATTGGGTGTTAGAGATTGCCAATAAGTACTTAGGAACACAAGTTATATTCTATACACACAATAGACTATTTATTGAGTTTAGTAGAACAGGTAAAGAGGTAGATAAGAGAGATTTTGTTAGTACAATGTCAGATTTATCAGACCACTTCTCTTACTTCTATATCAATACATATATTGACTTAGGATATATTGAAGTAGTTGTTACTCCAAAACAACCTGTACCAACTGTTGCACCTTATAAGTTTGATGAGAGTAGAAAAGACTGGAATAATATTTATTTAGGTCTTTCTATAAACAATACTACTTTAAAAGTTGCACCTTTAACTTGGAAATTAAATGATAATATTAAAGATGATAAACTATTGAATACTCTACCATCTACTTCTCTAGTTATTTGTGGTGGTACAGGTGGAGGTAAGTCTGTTACAGAGAATGGTATCGTTTCTCATATTTCACACTTTTCTGACAATATCATGATGATTGGTGTTGATATGAAAAAGGTGGAATTTAACTTACTACAAGGTGTAAAAGGTGTTGTTGGTGTAGCGTTAGAGGTAGATGAGGCACGAGATGCCTTTGTTGCCTTTTATCAACTCATGGATAAACGTTATAAGTTTATGGCTACAGCAGGTGTAAACAATGTGTACAATATCAGAAACCTAACAGTAAACTACTATACACTGTTTGGTAGAGAATATCAGTTTGATGAGATATTCTGTGTTTGGCAGGATTTAGATAAGACTGATAGAAACTATGAAAAGATGGCAAAGATGCACCCTGATGGAAGAAGCCAAACATTTATGACTATTGAGGATATTTACAATGGGTTAAAGAACAATGAGTTAAGAAATCCCAAGTTAGTTGAATATCGTGGTTATAATAGTTATATCAAAGATGGAGATATTAAGAAAACAACTGGCGAATTTAAAGTTAAAGCAATGATTCTACTTATAGATGAAATGAATGCCTTAATGAGTAGTGATGATTACAGGGCACTTGATGACATTAAAACAGCACTTGGTCAGATATTACGTTTAGGTCGTGCCGCAGGTGTACATGTTTGTATCGCCGCACAAAGCATAACTCAAGGTACTATAAACAGTGACCAGATGAATAATATCCAACAAAGAATTATCGTAGGTGGTTTTGATGATGGTGCATCTGCTAGATTATTCGATAAAGATATAAGTAATAGGAGTAAGCCGCAGATAAAGGGCCGTGGATTCTGCATGTCTGGTAATGAGTTTTACGAAACACAGTTTTACTTCTTCAAACAAGCAAGAGATTTTGTGTTTGATGAAGATAGACTGGATACATACAACAACAAAATCTTTAAAGAGCAGAAGTTCGGAGACGAAAATGCAGAAGTTCCTAAAGAATGTTTTGATGGATTTGTAGAACAGATTCCAAACGAGTATATCCAAGAGGTCGAAGAAGAGCCAGATGATGAATTTGGTTTTTATGGATATGGTAGAGAACCTAAATCCCCTTCACGTAAGAAGAAACAATTTACAGACACTTTTGCTATCTCAAAGAATACAAAAGAGGTTAGTGTAGATAAAGGGGGAGAGATTGTTCCAGATATACAAGAAGAAAGTAGTGAGGAAGAAAAGAAAATCTTCACAATTAAAACAGATGAAGTAAGTAAGGAAGAGGGTAAAAAGAAAATTACCTTCAAGATTTAATAATTGAGAATTAAAGGAATATTAAAAAACAACAATGAATGTACTATTAAGTTTTATTTTGGCTTTATTGCCTAACCTACCAATCCAACAGTTAGATAGAACACTTAACTTAGTTGAGTTAGGTGTTTCTACTGACGTGCCAACAATTGAACAGGTAAGTGGTAGTGAACAACTTTGTTCAAATGTAGTTGATATAGCTACAACAATCAAAGAAGCAGAAGATAGAATTGAACAGGAAAGATTAGAACAGGAGAGATTAGAACAAGAAAAGACTTGCACAAGAATCTCAGAAAGCCTATGTATCTAATACAACTTCTTATTCAACATCTTATGCTAACAATACATCTTATGATACATATTCTCAACCAAGTTACCAAGCACCTGCTATGACTATGGGAAACTGGGGTAGATTATATGTAGGTGGGTATTCTTGGGCCTTAGAGAGTAGAGGATTCCAAGATATTGTAGATAGAGGAGATTGTTGGGTAGGTGAAGGTTATCCAATGATTTTTGGGGCACATAATTACATGGGATTCACAGCAATTGAGTGGGCAAGTACTGCAACATGGTATAAACCAGATGGAAGTGTTGTTACATTATATAAGGTATCAGAGGACTGGAACGCCCATAACTATGGAACAGTAACAAAGTCAACTGGTGAGTACTATTCGCAGAACCCAGCCGGTCCTATTGCCATGTATACCTGCACATCAGCATCTGGTAATGATGTATACCTCTCATATTGGACATATTGAGTGTTTGTATGTTATATTGTAGAGAATGTGGGAGAGGGTTCGAAACTCAGAAAAGTATATCCGGACATATTTGGAATTTCCACCATATCACAGTAAAAGACTACTATGATAAATACTTAAAAAAGTTCCCTAATGAGGGGATTTGTATTTGTGGTAATGAAACTACGTTTCTCGGAACTAAGTATGGATATTCAAAGCATTGCAGTTGTAAATGTTCTGCAATTGATGAAAGAACTAAAAGGAAACGAGAACAAACAAATCAACAAATCTTCGGAGTTGACTATCCTGCGAAATCAGAACAGATAAAGGAAAAGAATTCTAATATTTTTATGGAGAAATATGGTGTTCCATGGGGTTGCCAGTCTAAATCAGTGAAAGAAAAGATAGAGAACACATTTTTGGAAAAATATGGTGTTAGGTGTTCACTTCAGTTGCCAGAAGTTAGAGAAAAGGCTATGACTGCCATCAACGAAAACAGGGATGAGGTGGACAGAAAAAAGAAAGCTACGTCTCTTGCTAACTATGGAGAAACCTCATGGGCAAAAACTGATTGGGGAAGAAAAGCTCTTAGTGATATGGAAAAAGATTCTAAGATGATTGAAAAGAAAACACTTTCCATGAAGGAGAACAACTCATTTCACTTTTCTAAGGAAGAGGAATTGTTATATTCAAAATTAGTTGATATATTTGGAATTGATGGGGTTAAAAGGGAACATTTCTCAGCTAAATACCCATATAAGTGTGATTTTTACATAGAACCAATAGATACTTACATCGAGTATAACGGATTTTGGCATCACGGGGGGCACTGGTTTAATGAAGAAAATCCTGACGATATTAAGATGTTAGCAGATTGGGAACAAAAGGCAGAAACCAGTCAAAACTACAAGAAAGCCGTTTATACATGGTGTGTAAGAGATATAGAGAAACGCACCTGTGCGATTAACAATAATATTAACTATATTGTTTTATGGAATACAAACGATATTTCAAATCTATCTTTTTGATGTAATAATGTATATTTATCATACTGGACATATTAGAGGATAAAGATTTAGGGAGTTTACAAAAATGAACTCCCTTTCTATATTTACAACTTGTATAAACTATGCTATAATTGTGCTGAGAAAGGAAATGAGATGGGATTAGAAAGACGAGATAATACAGAGTTAGTCTTACAAACGTTAGATGAACTCAAAAAACCTAAGAAACTTACCAAAGAAGAAAAAAAGGCAAAAAGTTTTTTAGAAAAGGTCGAATTTGCTCGAACAGAAAGTGCCAGATTATACAATCCAGACGATTATAGAATCATACGAACCGAAAAAGAGTTATTAGAATACATCGAACTTGGTAATAAGTGTGGGTATATATCTATTGATACCGAAACAACAGGTTTAGAGTTTACTGATACTGTAGTTGGTTTGTGTTTGTATGTAGATGGTGAAAAAGCATGTTATTGTCCTTATAAACATATTGATTATTTTACAGGAGAATTAGTAGAAAATCAGTTATCTAAGGAATCAATTATACAAGCACTTTCTAGGATAACAGCAAATATCATAATGCACCATGCAGATTTCGATATTAGAAAGATATTACGCACATTCGGTGTTAGATTGAAGTGTTGGTGGGATACTCAGATAGGTGGATACATCTTAAATGAGAATGAATCACATAAATTAAAAGACTTACACGGGAAATACGTGTCTAAACAAGATGAGGCAACATTCGGAGATTTATTTAATAAGATAGGTTTCCAATATGTTCCAATTGAGGTTGGTTATATGTATGCGGCTCACGATGCTATTGACACCAGAGAATTGCAACAATTCCAAGCAAAGTTCTTGCGTGCAGACCATCCAAGAGAAGATTTCAGAAATCTTTATTATGTATTCAGAAACATCGAAATGGCTGTATTAGATGCTACTATCAATATGGAAGAGACTGGTGTATATTTAGATATGCCTTATACTGAATCCATTATTCCTAAGTATGAGGAAAAACTAGAAAAAGCATTAGAGGGATGTTATACGGAACTACTTCCATATAAAGAACAGTGTTTGACACATGAACAACTGGATAATCCAGTTAACCTATCTTCTCCGAAACAAGTTGCAATTGTTTTATACGATATTATGAGGATAAAACCGATTGATGGAAGAAAAGTTGGAGAAGAAATCTTAGAAAAGATAAATATACCTTTTACTAAGGCATTACTAGCGTACCGAGGTGCATTAAAGCTACTGAACACATATATCAAGAAATTACCTAGTGTAAGGCAGGCAGATGATAAGATACACTGTTCGTTTAATGCTACCGGCACTGCTTGTATCACAAAAGATAGTTTACTATTAACAAATACTGGGTATATGTCAATTGGAGACTTATTTGATGCTACTGAAAAGGATGGAACTTTTGTAGAAACTGATATTTCAATTGTTAATAAGGACTTAAATTATGAAAAGGTAAGTCATAGAATTAAGTACCCTAACGTTCCAACTATAAAGATAACCACTGTTGGTGGATTTACTATTGAAGGAACACACAATCATCCAATTATAACATCTGGATGCATAAATGAGGAGTATCCGTTAGCCTCGCCTAAGAAGAGAAGAGAATTACTTGTAAACTCGGCTAATTTTAGACGATTAGATGAATTATCTATTGGACAGTATGTAAAAATACCATTCGGTTATAACAAGTTTCCAACAGAATATGTTAAATTTGACTTAGATGTTCATAAGCTGAGAACACATAAAAATGATGCTCTAACAGTTCCAGAGTTTGTAAACGAGGAATTTGCAGAACTACTAGGAATGTATCATGCAGATGGTTCGTGGAAAACATCTAACAGGTCATTCAAAATAAGAATCTCAAATAGGGATGAGGAAGTTAGAGATAGAGTAGGTTACCTAGTAAAGTCCTTATTTAATTTAGAATGTTCAATTTCAAGAGATAAGAGAACAGGGGTGTACGATACATACTTCGGTAGTAAAGCACTTATAGACATGCTAAAATTCTTACCAAAGGGGGCAAGAAATAAGAAGATACCAGAGTTTATTTATAAATCTCCGAAATCTGTTATTTTAGCCTACATTAAGGGAATGACCTTAGACAGTACTGTTAGTACTGATAGAAGTAGAATACTATTAAGTGTTTATAGCCAACAGGATGCTAGGTTTATTCAATCAACCTTATTAAATGCAGGTATTTTTGCTACTATTTCAAAATCAGTTGGAAACAAGAACAGAGACCGTGACCATTTTGGAAATGTTGTTGGCACATATCAAGGCAATAGGGTAACTGTTACAAAGATAAATGCCTATAAATTCAAAGAAATGGTTGGGTTAGTGCAAACTAAGAAATCTAGTTTAATTACATCTGATTGGAAGTGCAACTTAAAACATCCTATAGATAATCACTTTATCTATTTACCAATCAAGCAGATTGAACATGGTTATAGTGATGTGTATGATTTACATGTACCAAACACACACAGTTTCATCGCTAATGGTATTGTAAACCATAATACCGGCCGCTATAGTTCATCAGACCCTAGACTACAAAACTGTGAATTGGGGTCTATAAATTCAGTTAACTCGGGGAAACTTTAATTCAAACAATCCCGAGCTAAGACACACATAAATCTATCTATTAGGAGATACATGTTATGAAAAAAATTATTTTTGATAAAGATGGAATAGAAGAAATTAGAAAATATTTAGAATCTGGGCATACAAAGAGAGAAACATGTAATAGATTCACAATCAAGTTAGACACATTAAATAAAGTTATTCGAGAGAATAATATAAAACAATGTTTCCCAGACAAATTACCTATTGAAAAGGTATCAGAGGAACAAAAACAGTTAATCTGTACATTATTCAAGACAACATCAATGCCATTACGAGGTATTAGGGAAGAAGTTGGAATCAGGTACAGAACCGTGTTGGATGTTATAGAAGAAAACTTCTCTCAATTTGAGATTGACCAACGGAAACACTTGTTATATCAAAACAGTAAACTAGGGGACAAGAATCCAATGTTTGGAGTACGTGGGGAAGAACATCACAACTATATTGGGGTTATCTCAGATGGTAAAGGCTATTTAATTGTTTTAAAGCCAGAGTGGTATACCGGAAGAAAGAACAGTAAACATGTGTTCTTACACAGTGTTGTAATGTGTGAACACTTAGGTATTACAGAAATTCCAAAAGGATTTTGTGTTCATCATATTGATGGCAACCCAAAAAATAATGATATTTCTAATTTATGTCTATTAACAGTCGAGGCACACTCGAAGTTACATCAAATTCAAAGAAAAATGTGTAAAAGTGTAGAGGCCAGTCAAATAAATGACGTAGGGAAACCGAAATGCTGAACAATGCTTGACTTGTACCTATCGTACATGTAGGCATCGAAGAGATGGTCCACTAAATGAATTTGCAGAATATACCTTCCCACGATAAGATGATTAGACCAATGTTCTATGGTGGGATAGATTATAGAGAAGTTGATGACCTAACATTCGAAAAATGTGAGGAAGTAGAATTATCAACTGGGGAATGGAAATTTGTCGAACTACTAAAAGTTGGAGAAGAAGTAGTTACAGATGAAGGTGTACGTAAGATTACTAATATCGAAGTACAACCAACTTTACTTGGTAAAGTAATACTCCAACTAGCGAGTGGGGATTAATGGCTAAAAAATTATTAGGAATATTAGTTATTTGTTTAATACTTGTTGGCTTGTTAAAGATTGGTGGTTATACTCCTAGTTCTTTTGGTAATGAGGTCGATACAAAGAATCCAGTAGAAGTGTTTGACCCATTATTCAATAAATTAGGACTTGTTCCAGAAGAACAACCACCTACTGTTCCAAGCGAAACAGACACTACAACACAAGAACAACAAAAACAAGAAGAGCCAAAGCAGGAAGAACAAAAAGAAGAAGATACTAAACAACCTACTGAACAAGATAATACACCCAAAGTTACAAAGGAAGATATATTAAGTTTGGTAGATAGTATTAAGGTATCTACTCACGAAAACAAAGAAAAATATAATCGTGATGATTGGGAGAAGCCTGCTAAGAAGTTTACATTAGATGGAGAAAAGGTAAGTAGAGTTAAATATGATACTTATACTTCTCAATATCTTATTAGTAAAGAACCATTTGTTTATAAATGCCCTTATTCTGGTCAGGAGATAACAGACATCAAAATTATCGATTTCGACCATATAATACCTCTCAACTACGTAGCTAAGTATGGGGATATTAATTGGACAAATGAGCAAAAGAATAAATTTGCACAGGATGAGAATGTTGGAGTTTCAGTATTGAATAAGGAAAACAGAAGTAAGGGCGCAAAAGGCCCTTCCGAGTGGTTACCTAAAGTAAATCAAGGTGATTATTGCTATTCGTGGCTTTTGATTGCTAAGGAATTTGGCATCGCACTTAGGCAGCAGGATATTGACACTTGTAAGGTAGTTTGTTTAAACGAGATTGCAAGTGGTCATACTTTGGTAAGGGAGAATTAATGAGTATTAAATGTGAAATATGTGGTAAGGAATTTAAATCCTGTGGGGGAAATCTTTCAAAGCATTTAAGAACTCATGGTATAACTTCAAAAGAGTATTATGATAAGTATTTAGACCCTTCCCCACACGTTTGCTCATGTTGTGGAGTTGAGACAAAGTTTCTGTCAATGACCAAGGGATATGCTAAAATATGCCCAAAATGTAGCAGAGTCGAAGCTGTAAAGAAAACTCGTGAACGATGGTTAGAAGAATATGGAGTAGAGAATGTATTTCAACTAAGCTCGATTAAGGAAAAGTCTAGGCAGACAAGAATTGAACGGTATGGAAATGCAACATTCTCAAACCCAGATAAAATGAAAAAGACAAAGGAACTTCGATATGGGGATGCTGGATACACCAATAAGGAGAAGGCAACAAAAACGTTTAGAGAGAGGTATGGTGCAGACAATTATTTACAGGTAATAAATGCAAATCATGCGGCCATTGAACATCAAAATGAAAAAATTGAAGAGTTTGAGAGAGAAAACGATTGTACTTTAGTTGCTAAACTTGTTAAACAGTTTGGGCAAGGGTGGTATAAGGCACACATTGTTGAACCAATTGTGGAATCTTCTCAGAGAACATATATTAGAAATTGTGATATTCCTATAATAGAAAAATATGCTAGTGATAACCACGTTAGTTCCATAAATGAATTGGAGGTTTTAGACTTCGTTAAAAGTGTCCTTGGGGATACAGTGGTGGAAACTAATACTCGCAAGATAATATCACCTTACGAACTAGATATTTATATCCCAGAAAAGAAACTTGCAATAGAATATAATGGGGTATATTATCACTGTGATGATGTTATGGATAAAGATTATCACATTACTAAGACAACATTGTGTGAGAAATTAGGAATAAGACTTATTCATATTTTTGAAAACGAGTGGCATGAACATAAAGACATTTGTAAGTCCTTAATAAAGTCGGCACTCGGTTTATATGAGAAGAGAGTGTATGCTAGAGATTGCAAAATTAAGTCAGTATCTAGCAAAGATGCTGGGGAGTTTCTTAACACAAACCATCTGCAAGGAGCAATCAACTCATCATATCGACTTGGTTTGTATTATAATGAAGAACTTGTTCAATTAATCACTATCGGAAAATCTAGGTTTAAAGATGGTGAGTTTGAGTTATTAAGAATGTGTTCCAAGTTAGATTGGCAGATAATTGGTGGCTTTTCTAAATTAATGAAACACCAACCCTATAATGAGATGATTTCCTATGTGGACAGGGGAAAGTTTTCTGGGGCAGGGTATTTCTCTAGTGGTTGGGAATTTGTTTCTTATACCCCTATAAGTTATTTCTATGCAAATGCAAAAGCAACTATTTCAAGATACCAAGCACAAAAACATAAGCTCCAAAGGATATTACGAGTATTTGACCCTCAATTAACTGAGGCAGAGAATATGAAGAATAACCATTGGTTCAGGATTTATGATTGTGGCAACTTGAAAGTGCTGTATAGAAGAGTTACAAAACGTTAAAACGAATGAATTAGATATTGACAATCACAAATTGTGTGATATAATAGAATATATTTAGGATGGAACTTATAAATTGCAACATCAGTGGGTAAGAACACTGTCTAAGAATAAGAAGAAAGTTAGACCTTTTCTTAATTATAGTACATAGTACCCAAGGTCAACAGAAAGGGAAAAAATGAAGAATTTACTAAAGAAATTTACCATGTTTATGCTGTCTATTTTAACAGTATTATCTATGGTAACAGGTTTATTCCAACCAGTTTATGCCAACGGTGGCGCCGGTGCTGGTGGTTCTGGTGGTGGTCATGTAACAGGTGACAACCCAGGTTACACAGTGTGGTTCGACCAGTGGGGGGCTGATGGTCAGCCTATCCAAGGTTGGAATGAGGATTCCATGAACAACATGCAGGCTCGTATTGAGGGTATGCTTGGTAAGACAATGAACCCAAATGCTTATGGTGGAACTCGCCCTTACTTGGAGATTTACCAACAGGCAGCACGTGAGGCATTGGCTGATGCACAGGCTCGTTCTCAGACAGGTCGTGCGAGAGTTGTTGGTGTGTCCAGTATTTACTGGGATGGTGGTAACAATATGCAGGCTGCTTACGACTCAAAATCAAATGTATTACGTTTAGCAGGTACTCGTTCAGGTACAGCAGAAGAATTACCAGATAATACAGGTTGGTCAACAACCTATAACAATGGTGATGGTGCTACTGGTGCTAACTGGAGAGATTGGTTACAACAGTATGGTGTTGCTAAAGCACCTGATACTAACCTAACAATGATTGTTTGGGCAGTTGCTGAGGGTGAACCATTACCAAGAGAAATCAATTTAACTATAAAGAAGTCAAATGGTATTCCATCTCTTACACTTGGAAACAAGTGCTATGCACAGGATTTAAGTGGGGCAGAGTACGAAGTACATAAGAAGGCTGATTTATCTGATGCACCATTATATACATTAGTAACAGATGCTAATGGTAATGCTTCTGCACCAGAAAAGATTAGTGTAGACCCATCAAGCCCATTCCTTTATGTTAAGGAAACTAAGGCACCAAAGGGATTCTCTTTAGACCCTAAAGTTTATACTGTTTCTGCTAATAATCCTACAACATGGGCAGTTAATTCAGTGGATATGCCTATGAATGACCCAGTTGCTATTACATTAGTTAAGAAGTCAATTGAAGGAATTGAAAATCCTGCACCGTTAGAGGGTGCCGAGTTTACTGTCAAGTACTATGATGGTCAGTATACTAAGGAAACACTTCCAGAAACACCTACAAGAACTTGGGTAATTAAAACATTATTAAAGGGTGGAAAATATACTACACTTCTTGGAGATGAGTATAAGGTTTCTGGGGATGATTTCTATTTAAATAACGGTGTTCCTACACTTCCATTAGGTACTATTACTATTGAAGAAACTAAAGCACCTAATGGTTATACACTTGAAAATAAGACTTTAAATGCAAATGGTGAACAGATTGCAGATGGAATTGCTTTATTCAATATCGTCAATGATGCAGCAACAAATATTCCGCGCTTGAGTGGTGGTAACGAGTATACAATCAACGAAGGCGTTAAGCGTTCAGGTTTCAATATTAAGAAGATTGATAGAGAAACAAACGAACCAATCGGTGTTGCAGAGTTTAAGATTTTGAATCCTAACAACTATGATGTTAAGTATGTTCATAAGGATGGTACATCTGAAATCATCAAGGCTGGTGCAATGTCAGAAGAAACAATCGTTACGGATGCACAAGGTACTTACACATCTGCGGTTGATGCTTTACAAGCCGGTACTTATAAGTTAATTGAAACAAAGTCACCAAATGGTTACTTAATTAACGAAGTTACAGACTTTGAAGTTTCTAACGATGCAGAAGTAAATACTATTTCAACAGAAATCACAGTTCTTGAATCCAAGATGCATACAAGGGCTAGTGTTGAAGAAACAAATACTAATATGGCAGATGGTTCAAAGACAGAACAGACATTAACAGATACAGTTGAATACCACGATTTAATTGTTGGTAAGGAATATACACTTGTAAATGAGTGGGTAATCAAGCCAGCAGGAGTTAGTGAAGAAGAATTACGTACAATGGACACTGCTACATTTGAACGTTTAAAGAATGAAAATGGTGATGTTATTAAGACAACAACTACATTCATTCCAGAAACATCAGATGGATTCGTTACTGTTAAGACTAAGTTTAACCCATCTAAGTATGCTGGTCATAAGTTAGTTGCGTTCGAAGATATGTTTAAGGAGGGCTTATTGGTAGGTCATCATGCAAATATCTTAGATGAAGCACAGACTGTAACAGTATCAATGGACTTAGATGTTCGTATTGCTAAGGCTGATGCTGAAAAGGTAGACCATTACTTACAAGGTGCAGAAATTACTGTTTATAATCAAGACGGTACAATCGCCAAGGATAAAGATGGTAAGGATGCAGTTGGTGTAACTGACAAGAACGGACAAGTTTCATTCAAGTTGGCTTATGACCAAGACAACCAAATGTATGTTATGGAAACAAAAGCGCCAGAAGGATATGAAATCTCAACAGAGAAGTATCCAATTACACGTACTGGTAAGGATAAGTTAGGTGTAGACCTAATCAAGATTAACGTTCTTGATAATGCTATTGTTATCCCTCCAACAGGTGTTGAAACAAATCCATTACTATTCGTAGGTATTGGTGTAGTAGCACTTGCTACATTGGGAGTTATCTTCTTAGCAAAAAAGAAGAATTAAGTTAATTAAGGGAGAGAAATCTCCCTTTTTTATCTAGCTAAATAAAATTTCAAAAAAAATTAAAAAATTTGTTATTTTCCTATTGACAGATATTATAAAAATATGCTATGATATATGTGTAGTTAAGGGATTGACAAAAATGAGTTTTTGCATATCCACTTAGCAAAATAAAAAGGCTAAATTTAGCCCAAGGAGAAAATAACTATGAAAAAGTTTATCAATAAGAAGAATGTAGTAATCGCAGTAATCGTAGCAATCTTAATCGGTTTATCTGCTTATATGTTAGCAAATAAGAAGTCTGATGTCAAGCCAAATTCTGAAAAAACATCTGAAGTTACAACTAAGGAAGATAAGAAGAATGAAACAAAGAATGACAAGAAAACTGACGAAAAGAAGAATGATAAAAAGGAAGTAAAAGAAGATAAGAAGTCTGATGAAAAGAAGTCTGACACTAAGGTAGAAGAAACTTCTACTGCCACAGAAACTAATACTTCCGATAATAATACTTCTAATGTAACAGAAACAACAAACAACAGTGTTTCTAATAATACATCTTCCAATACTTCTTACACTCAACCAGCAAACACTCCATGTGTTCCAACATATACTAATGTGTATCACGAAGCAGTTGGTCACTACGAAACTCAGGTAGTAACTCCAGCTTGGGATGAGGCTATTTATGAAGGTAAGATTGTTGGTGGTCAAACTGGTCGTATCTATAATAGCCTTGATGAATTTGCTTGTCAAGATGCAGACTATAGCTATTCCGTTAAACAGGTTCAAGTAGATACTATCCATCACGAGGCTGAAACTCAGCAAGTATGGGTAGTTGACCAACAGGCTTGGACTGAAACAGTTGCAAGTGGTTGCTAATCACTTAACTTGTACTCATAGTATAGTCTATAAAGTACAAACTGTCAATAGAGAAATTCAACAAATTTACAAAACTTTTATAAGAGAATAGTGTTAGTAATTTTCTAGCACTTTTCTCTTTGTTTTTAAGAAAGGAACTTATGGTAAGATTGTTAAAAAAGATAGTACTCATTGTAATTACCTTATTTTTAATACATACCTATATCGGAAGTATGTTTATATATTACAACAATAACATGTTTCCGTCAATACGTGATGGGGATTTATGTTTTATAGAGAAATATGATAAACATACACATATAGATGATATAGTTCTATATAAGGATACTATGTATCGAGTGATTGCACGAGAAAATCAAGAAGTTAATATTACTGATAAGGGTATTTTAACAGTTGATGGGCAACAGGTATTGAGTACCACAAATACACTTCTACAAAAGGGTGATGTTTCTGTTCCTATAAAAGTTGGTAAAGGGGAATTGTTTGTACTGAATGATTATAGAGAAGATTTAGAAGATAGTAGAATGTTTAGCACGATACAAGAAAAAGATATTACAGGTAAGATATTCTTTTTGATTAGGAGACGTGGTTTCTAGTGAGAAAGATTATCTCGTGTTTACTACTTATTTGTTTATTTCCGGTTAAGGTTAATGCAAGTGATGGGTATGAAGAAATAACTGGGGGTACAATCAATGTAACACTCCATCTTGTAGATAGTGATAAACATGAGAGAAGTATATTTGATAATTCTCACTTTGTATTAGATATACAGGGTGAAGAGAATTCTGAGTTTGAAACAGGTGAGGGGAGTGTTTTCTATTCGACACCTGTTAGTGATGAATTACGGAACACTGGTAAAACTCTTATAAACGTTAATTTAGGTGGTTTACGGTTCAATAAACCTGCAGTGTATAAATATGCTATTCATGGCTATTTCACCTCATATAACACACTAGAAAGAGATACAGTGTATCATCTTACGGATAACGAGTAC